AAATCTATACAGAAAATGCTTGCAAGTGACGGATATCCGAACTAAATTATTTCTATAACGTGCCACAGCTGGCACAGCGAAACACGGTCGCGCTCAGTCTCTGACTGCTGCGGGTTTTTTATGCCTGAAATCTACTAATCCCCACTCCCGATTATGATCCGACCCGGCAAGAAAACATGGCTGGCTATCGCTCTGTCGGCTGTAGCCGGGTTTGAGGGGCTGCGCACGACCGCATACAACGACCCAGTCGGGATTCCAACTATCTGTTTCGGGTACACGCACGATGTTGAGCTGGGTGATAGAGCGACCCCTGAGCAGTGCCAGCAGCTACTGACTGATGAGGTTGTTAAGTATGCCCATGATGTCAGCAATCTCTCAGTCGTGCCGCTCTCGCATGAGGAAAAGGCTGCATACACCTCGTTTGCCTACAACGTTGGCACTGGCGCATTTGAGCGCAGCACGTTGCTCAAGAAATTGAACGCCGGTGATCGCCGTGGCGCGTGTAATGAGCTGCCGCGCTGGGTATACGCTAAAGGGATCAAACTGCCAGGGCTGGTTAAGCGCCGCGCCGCCGAGCGCGAGCTGTGTCTATCAGGTCTGAATGATGAGAACACGCAAATCTGAGGAGTCATCTGTGAGTCTGGATCGTTATCTCGAGCCAATCGCTACCAAGCTCGGGACGGCCATTGCGTACCTGGCATCCGGCTCCCTGGTGGTTGCTGACTGGTTCTTGCAGATACTGAATAACAACGCCGGTGCGTTCGGTGTGATATTCGCTGGTATCACGACCTATATCACTTGGTACTACAAGCGTAAGGATCATGAGCGCCGCGTTGAGATGTATGCGGCTGGCCGTCACAGTGAGCCATCGGAGTACGATTAATGTACGCCCGCCTGATTGTTGCCGGCATCATCGTCGCACTGGCTGGCGGCCTCTGGTGGTCCATCGACACAGCAGCCACAAAAGCCGCTGAGCTGGAACAGGCTGAACAGGCCATCACCCATCTGAGTGACACTATCCGAGAGGAGCGAGCCCGGAATGACGAAACCGACAGAATGCTCGCTGCAACTGCCCGTGACCGCGCCTGGCTGGAACAAGAGGCAGACGCTTTGGCTCTCCAGTTATCGGACGCTCGCTCGGACAACGATTGTCTCAACACTCGTATTCCTGAGTCTGCTGTCATCCGGCTGTTCCGGTACCGCGACCGTGCCGCAGGTCCAGCGGGAACCAGTCCCGAGAATCTGGACGGATCCGCTACCGCTGCCCAGTATCGGCCCACGTTCGGGCAGTACATCGCAAAAGCTGAACAGTTCTTCCAGCATTGCAACTCCGACCGAGTGAGTGTTGGCGAGTGGTCCAGAGAGTCGAATCATGCCGAGTAAGCCGCCACGTCCCTGTCGGGCTCCTGCTTGCAACGGCAAAACAACAGCCCAGCACGGCTACTGCGAAGAACACGAACACCTGCATAAGCCGTTCGCCAGCCGCAAAGGATCAGGCCGTGGTGGTCGCCCCTGGCGTCGCAAGCGCGACCGGATCATGCAGCGCGACAAGGGGCTGTGCCAGCCCTGCCTCAGAGCTGATCGAGTGACGCCAGCCACTCAGGTGGACCACATCATCAACAAACAATCTGGCGGCACTGACGACGAGTCCAACCTGCAGGCGATCTGTAAGCCGTGCCATGACCAGAAGACTCAACGGGAGGCCCGCCGTGGCCGTGAGCAAGCTAACACTTGAGATCCGTGTGGCCTGGTGGTTACGCCTGTACCTGTACGGTGTAGTGATTACGTCCCGAGTCACAGGTCTTGAACCGGATTGGTCGAAGGTGAAGCGGATGATCGGCCGCGGGGTTACCGTCGGCCGGGTTAAGCCGCCGAGGCGTCGAAATGCACCGTGATGGTGCAGTAGGGGAGGGGCGGGTCGAATCTCTGGGAGTTATCGCCTCGGACACCGCCGCCCAAGTCGATTTTTTATTACCGCGAAATATGAAAATCAAAGTTGGCGCGCTGGGAGGTGGCCATGGCAGGCACAAATCGCAGCGGGCGGAAGCCGAAGCCGACAAAACTGAAGGTGGTCCAGGGTAACGCCGGTAAGCGCAAACTGAACGACAAAGAGCCGGAAGCAGAATCGCTCAATGATGTGCCAAAGGCTCCAGATTGGATGCCGGAGCACGCGAAAGGGATCTGGGATCGGGCGGCCGCTTGGCTTGTTGGGGCGAAGATTCTCACCAAGCAGGATCTGCACAACCTGGAATCGTTCGCCATGGCTTACGCACGTTGGCGCCAGGCTCAGGATCATGTCACTGAACACGGGATCACCGTCGAGAATCCATCATCCGGAGCTCTGCAGAAGAACCCTGCGCTCACCGTAATCAACGAAGCCAACCGCCAGATGGTGGTTTTCGGCTCAGCGCTTGGGCTGGATCCGGCGAGCCGAGCACGACTGGCAACCCAAGGTGGTGACGAAGAGAACCCATTTGCGGATCTACTTGGACCAAAAAAGGGCAGTAAGTAAGAGATGCGATGGCCAGCTACCCAAACGTCAATGCGGCAAACAAGTACGCCCGTGATGTGGTGGCTGGCCGAATCCCGGCCTGTAAGGAAGTAAGGCAGGCTTGTCAGCGTCATATCGATGACCTGAAGAGGTCGAAGGCGAAGAACTACCCGTACAGGTTCGACAAGGATGCGGCCGAGCGAGTCGCCCAGTTCGGACAGTTACTCCCGCACACGAAAGGCAAGTGGGCGCAGAAGCAGGAACGGATCAAGCTCGAGCCCTGGCAGCTGTTCATCTTCTGCAGCGTGTTCGGCTGGCTCCGAAATAAGTCCGGCAACCGCCGGTTCACCGAGGCCTACTGCGAGATCCCGCGAAAGAACGGCAAGTCCGTGATCGCCGCGGTGGTTGGCAATTACATGTTCTGCGCCGATGGAGAGTACGGCGCAGAGGTGTACTGCGGTGCCACCACTGAAAAACAAGCCTGGGAGGTATTCCGGCCTGCCAAGCTGATGCTCGAAAAGACGCCGGCACTCAAGAGCGCCGCCGGTATCGAGATCATGGCCAAGAACATCAGCATTCCTGCTGATGGCTCCCGGTTTGAGCCGCTGATCGGCAACCCGGGGGACGGCAGCTCACCCAGCTGTGCGCTGGTCGATGAGTACCACGAGCACGACACGCCCGACCTCTACGACACCATGCTGACCGGCATGGGCGCCCGTGAGCAGGGCCTGATGTTCATCATCACCACGGCCGGGTTCAACCTGGCGGGGCCCTGCTATGACAAGCGCCGGCAGGCGCAGCAGATGCTTGATGGCGTGATGCCGAACGACGAACTGTTCGCCATCATCTACACCATCGACCCGGATGATGACTGGCAAGATCCGGCAGTGCTCCGGAAGGCGAACCCGAACTACGGCGTTTCGGTCTCCGAGGAATTCCTGCTCAAGCAGCAGCGAGACGCGATCCGCTACCCGAGCCGCACTAACGCATTCCTGACCAAGCACCTGAATATATGGGTGTCGGCGCGCACGGCTTGGCTCAACATGGCCGATTGGCACAGTTGCGGCGATGGAAGCCTGACGCTCGATCAGTTCGTTGGGCGCGAATGCTGGATGGGGGTCGATCTCGCTAGCAAAACCGACATCGCCAGTATTGCCTTGATATTCCGGGACGAGGGCGATGCGGGACGCGACAAGTGGATCGTATTCACCCGCAACTACCTGCCGGAAGGCGCTATCGAGCGTGCCGGTAACAATCGGGCCGCTTACGAAGCATGGCAAAACGCCGGCCACTTGGTCGTCACTGACGGCGAAGAGATCGACTTCGACCAGATCCGCGATGAGATCCGTGATCTCGCGGCCATGTTTCAGATCAACGAAATCGCATACGACCCCTGGCGCGCCACCCAGCTGGCCCACCAACTGATGAAAGACGGCGCTGAGATCATCGAGTACCGCAACACGGTCCAGAACATGAGTCCGCCCATGCGGGAAATGGAGGCCGCCATCACCGGCAAGCGCCTCGTTCATCCGGAAGACCCGGTGCTCACATGGATGGCTAGCAACGTCGTCGCCAAGACAGATGCGAAAGAGAACATTTTCCCGCGCAAAGAGCGCAACGAGAACAAGATCGACGGCATCATTGCGATCCTCATGGCGCTGGGCAGGGCGATGAACAGCGAAACCAACGGCCCGACGGCCTCCATCTACGACACCTCGGACGTAACATGCTGATCCAACTCCTAATCTTCACTATCGGCCTGGCGGGCGCGCTGCTCGTCTCCGGCGGCACTTGGCTGATTCACCAGCCGTCCGGCTACATCGTGGGCGGTGTGCTCTGCCTGCTCTGGTCTTACATGGCCGCCAAATCCGTGGCCAGCCAGCCGCAAGCCACCAACGAAAAGGCCGATAGCTGATGTTCCTCCCGAGCTTCTTCAAATCCGCCGGCGGCACCAAGACGCCCGGGCAGGATTTCACCGGCTGGGTCAGCTCCATCGCAAGCAGGCAGACCAAAGCGGGCACCTACGTGAACACCGAAACCGCGCTGGCGCTGACGGCGTTGCGCGCCTGCGTCACTCTGCTGGCCGAGTCCGTCGCGCAGCTGCCGTGTGAGCTCTACCGCCGTGACGACAAGGGCGGCCGTGAGCGGGCGACCGATCACCCGCTGTACGACATCATCCACTCAGCGCCGAACCGCAAAGACACCACGTTCGAATACTACGAGCAGGCCCAGGGTAACCTCGGCCTTGAGGGCAATAGCTTCTCACTGATCGACCGCGATGGCGCTGGCTATGTCACCGAACTGATCCCCGTCCACCCGACCAAGATCCGCGTCCTGAAAGGGTCGGATGGGCTGCCGTACTACCACCTGACAGAAGCGAACGAAGTGCTGCCGATGCGGATGGTCCACCACATCAAGGCCTTCAGCATCGATGGCTACGTGGGGCTCTCGCCGATTGCCACAAACGCCGATGCTATTGGGCTGTCGTTGGCGACCGAGCAGCATGCCGCTGCGGTGTTCCAGCGGGGCACCACCATGTCCGGAGTTATTGAGCGTCCGTCCGGCAGCACGATCACCGATCAGGCCAAAGTTGATCGCCTGCTGGACAAGTTCACCGAGCGGCACAGCGGCCTGCGCAACATGTTCTCCGTTGCCCTGCTGCAGGAAGGGATGACCTACAAGCAGCTGGCCATGGACAACGAGAAGGCCCAGCTGCTCGAGTCGCGCAACTTCGGTGTGAACGAGATCTGTCGGCTCTACAAGATCCCGCTGCACATGATTCAGCACACCGAGAAAACCACAAGCTGGAGAGCGGAAGAGCACCG